GAGGTGCTTCAACCTTCAACATGAATTCTACGGGTGCCATGAATATTGAGACGCTCAGCAATATGAACTTCCTTACTATTGGAAGTCGTATGGAGATTGTACTGGGTAATCATGGAACGATGTCACTCCAAGACTATTCGGTTTATACCGTGGGCGGTGCATCAATTCTAGTTGGCGGTCCTCAGGGCTTTACTACGACCGTGGCCACGGGAGCGTACACCACAAACGTTCTTGTCGGTAATCACATCACTAGCATTGCGGCTGGAACTCGTACCGCCACAATTGGTGCAGCGGATACTGTTATTTCAGGAAGTACTAATATCATAACCGGAGCGTCATCGACGACTGCTGGTAACTTTAGTTTAAATGCAGCAAACATTTCAGCTACAGCCGCAACAGGTCTTTCAATGAAGGGTGGAGTATCTGCATCAGTGATCGGAGGAGCTGCTATTACTCTTGGAACTCTGACAGGAGTTATCTCGGGTGGAAGATTAATTAGTGCTGGTGTTGGTAACGTTAAGGTTCTATAATCATATGAGCTTTCCTAGCATACCATCTATTCCAACAATTCCTGCAGGTATTGGTGGCATTATTCGCGTTCCTCAGATTAACATTCCGAATATACCTCAGATTCCAACCATTCCACCTCTATCCGGTCTTTCAGGACTTTCAGGTCTTAAAACTTTGGGCGGTGCAATTCCAGGACTCGTGGGTGGAGGCAATCTATGCGGAATCAGCATTAAGCAGATTGACATCTTTGCTATCACGGAAGTCATTAAAGCCGCTTTACTTGGTAGACTTGCAGGCACGACAATTGCAGGAGTCAGCGGTGTAGCACTATTGGCAAAACTAGAAAAGTTCAGACAGCTATCAATCCAGCTTACTTCATTTCAGGCGGATCTACAAGGATTGAATATGAAAGATCCGGTTGCAGTTGCAGCTTTCCTGGACCGTTGGAAAGATAAGGTTCCGGGCGGAGCAGGAGCCTACGTTAAGTCTATTTCGGATGCTCTGAACAAAGGTCTCGCATTTGACTACTGTAGCCTGGTACCGAATATCAATATTGATCCAACCACGGGTCTTACCAAGGTATTAGCTAAAATGGCTCCAACCCCTGGAGAAGCTCCAGAACCAGCAGTGCCATTGAAAGTCACCGTGGTTGAAAGTGTAAAAGACGTATCTCTGGGTAATAGCAAAGTTGCTATGAATACCAATACGGACTTTCTGATTCAGGTAAAGGCGCCATGGGAAAAACAAGTTCAGAACCCAATCCAACAGAGAGTAAAAGAAGCTGCAACCAACGTCATCAAAACGCAAGCTAAAATGACGTCGGTAAATGAAAAGGTTAAGAAGTATGGCAAATCAGCAGATGATCTAGCAACAGATGGGATTCTTACCTTTGATGAGATTATGAATCTCACAGATTATCAGGTTGCTGTCGAAGAGTCTGCTGTCTTGAATGGGGCAGTCCCAGAATTCAGAGCATGGTTCAGATACTACTGCGATGTAGTCGCGGGAGTAGTACCCGCGGGATCTTACCGTATAAAGAAGGATGCTCTTATAATCAAGACCGGAACTTCGGATAAATTTGCGTGGTTACAGAGCTATATTGATCTAACCGAATCCATCATTAATTCTAAAAAGGCTTTGGTGGTTCAGTGGGTATCCTATCAAGACGATAAGGTTCGGACGGCTGAAAACAATATCCAATAATCATATAAATAGCTGAAATAATGAGCACGCAGATACTCACCTCAGATTCGAATATTATTCAGAGTAAATCTGTACTTGTTTCTCGCACTCAACCGTATTCTGATCTAGATCTATCTTTGATACTTCATCCGGACTTTAATGATATTGTACCGCTGACTGATATTGCAGCAGTTAAGAATTCCGTAAAGAATTTAGTACTTTCTAACTTTGATGAAAGACCATTTAATCCTAGACTGGGTTCAAATCTAAGAGCATTGCTTTTTGAACCGGCTGACAAATTTACAATTTCAGCTCTTCGTAAATACATCAAATTAGTCCTGGAACAGCATGAAGCAAGAGTGGATCAGATTACTATCCAAATCCAGGACAATTCAGATGAAAACCGCTATGATGTTATAATCGGTTTTCGAGTAATCTCCATTGACGTCGACGTAGACATGTCGGTCTACCTTATCCGAATCCGCTAATCCAATTTCTACCCATGGCTCAATTTAATATCACAGAACTAGATTTCCAAAAGATTAAGCAGTCCACCATCGACTACTTTAAGTCTAACGAGAAATACACCGACTGGAATTTCGAGGGTTCAGGACTTTCGGTTTTAATGGATGTACTCGCATATAACACGCACTATAATGCAATGTTAGCGCATTTATCCCTGAACGAAACCTTCCTTGATTCAGCTCAGCTGCGTGGTAATGTTGCGAGTCATGCTAAACTATTAGGCTATCTTCCAAGATCAGCAATTGCTTCGACTGCAATTGTGAATATTTCATTAGACGCAACTAATAGTAACAAATTAGGTCTGGAGCGTGGAACACGTTTTACTACCGTTGTAGATACGAAAAAATACACGTTCGTTAATACTGAACTTATCACAGTTGATCCTATTAACAACGTTTACCATTTTAACAACGTAGTCCTTAAACAGGGTACATTGAAGAGAATGTTATACCGCGTAGATAGCAAGGTTCCAAATCAAAAGTTCATAATTCCAGATACAAACGTTGATACCACAACGGTTCGGGTTCGCTTAAAGTCTAACCAGGTAACAGAAGATTATACCACATATACTAGATTTACGAGCCTTGTAGACGTGGATCAATACAGTTTAATTTACTTTATCCAAGAAAATTCAGTCGGCAATTACGAACTTTATTTCGGCGATGGTATTCTTGGAGCAAAGCCAATCGATAATCAAATTGTCGAAATTGAATATGTTTATACGGATGGTGCATCGGCAAATGGCGCCAGAGCATTTACTGCAATCGATTCAATTGGTGGCCAATCCGGATCAGCAATCACTATTGACAAAACATCGGAACTGACGATTACACTGGATCCGGGTAATCCGATTGGAGGTTCAGCCGTTACATTTATTCCGGGTGATACTGTCACAGGCAGTATAAAGGGTAGTACCGCAAAGGTGGTATCTTTTACTAATGGAATTCTCATCGTAAAAGATATTGTAAAGAATTGGGCATTGGCAGGCGTAAATTCAGCTCAGACTGGATTTAGTGCTGCAGATCCGCGCGAAAATATCACGGGTGATAAATCTGGCGCAACCCGAACAATTAAATCTATTGTTGCTAAAACGATTCTTTCTTACGGCGGCGCTGCTCGCGAATCAATTGAGTCGATCCGATATAATGCACCGCTCACGTTCATTACTCAAAACCGCGCAGTGACTGCTGACGATTACCGTGCGATTGTCCAAAGAGAATTTGGAAACATCCAGGCAATTACTGTATGGGGCGGAGAACATGAGTCGAATCCAAATTACGGTAAAGTTTATATTTCGATCAAGCCTGTCGGAGATCAAAATTTACTAACTACATTACAGAAAGAAGAAATTATCACATTACTGAGAGGTAAAAACGTAGTTTCTATTACTCCAGTGATTGTAGATCCTGAATATACCTACGTGGCATTAGACGTATCGTTTAAGTTTAACCCAAACCTGACCGATGTCACGAGTTCGGAACTAATCACGAAAGTACGTAATGCAATCGTAAATTACAATGAAAATTACCTTGAGCGGTTTGACGGAGTATTTCGTTCATCACAATTACTCAAGTCGATTGATGCATCAAATGCTGCAGTTTTAAATTCTAGCATTCGCGTGTTTATGTTCAAGGACATTACTCCATCTAATACAGTCCGTAATAACTTTGATCTACAGTTTACATCACCAATCTATTCTACAAAATCTACTGAATCGGTCATTACATCCAACGAATTCTTAATCAATGGCGTTAACCATTATTTTGGAGATTCTCCAATTAAAAATTCCCCAGATAGACAAGTATACATTTACAAAATTGTGAATAATTTACCAGTCGTAGTTATTGCAGATGCTGGCTACGTGTATCAAGCTGCGGGTCGTATCGTATTAAATAACTTTTTACCCGATACTACGGATAATATCAGAATCACAGTAATACCAAATTCGAATGACCTTGCTCCAAAACGCAATCAACTGATTCAAATCGATCCATTAGAAGTGAGAATCAGCGGTGAAATTGATACGATTGCAGTTTCCGGATCTGCCGGTGCAATTAACTATACGACACCTTCACGTCACCGTTAATCGAATATGTCACTCTCCGTTGAATCCATTGCTAGTAGTCGCAAACAGACCAAAGAAGCGGTTCGTGTTGGTTCGTTAATTCCAAGCCAAATTCAGCCAAATGCTGAAAAGCTCATGGAGTTATTGGAAGACTATTATTCATATCTCAATGAGCCAGGAAATCCTAGTAATGAAATTTCTAGGATTGATGCTGCCCGCGATATTGATACCGCTGACTATGAGTATCTCGATGAAATTCAAAAGGAAATTGCCATCTCAGTTCCAAGAAAACTTGCTGAAACCGTAAGAACCAATCCTTTCGATACGACTAAGTCGTATACGGTCAATGTTAACCGAGTTACTCTCTACAAGAATTTGATGAGATATTACTCGATCCGCGGATCCCAGAATTCGATTGCTCTTTTCTTTAAAATTATCTTTGATGATAATGTAGAAATATATTACCCCAAAGAGTCGATGCTTATTCCAAGTTCAGGAAGCTGGTCTCCTGGAGAATTGACTACTGCTGGTCAATTTGTGGAGAATGCATTTTACACAATTACATTTCCAGGAAATACTGACTTTACAGACTGCGGAGCAGACGATAGCAATATTGGAACCGTGTTTAAAGCCACAAGCGCGGGTACCGGCACCGGAAAAGCTGAACGCCGTGGGCAATATTCAAATCAGAAGGGATTTCTATCTGATAACATAAAGCTTCAAGATTCGTATTTTTATCAAGAATTCTCATATGTAATTAGAACGGGTCAGAATATTTCTGCGTGGGAAAATGTGTTCAATCGTCTGGTACATCCAGCTGGATTCATTTTCTTTGGACAAATTCAAATTCTCATTGAGCAGGTCAATCATCTCAGCACTATAAATTCGGATGATGGAAGAATTTATAGTTCCATGTTGTATAGACAACCTGGGCTTATCGCAAACGAAGATATTCCATATAGCATTATTATTGATCCAATTGGTGGACAGGATAACGAATTTAAAAGACAATACTTTTCAACATACGATATTATCCGAAGCGGAGATTTCCAAATCGGAAAGACCTATACCATCGTAAGCAAAGGCGGCACTTTAAAAGCTTCGGGTACATTTGAAATTGGAAAGACGTACGTCATTGAATCTGTTGGCGGAGTACTAGTTACTGGTGGAAATTTCGTAGTTGGAAAGACGTATACCATCGTAGTCCCGGGAACAGATTCTAATAACTTTACATTGCTCGGAGCCGCCAACAATAACGTTGGCACAGTTTTTGTTGCAACAGGAACAGGAACAAACTCAATTGGTCGTGGTATCGCTAGATATGGAAATGCTAATTTTACAGTAATCGGATCAGCAAATAATGATACTGGAACTACGTTTGTTGCAACAGGGGTTGGTAATT